CATGGAGAACGACCTCAGCCGTGCCAAGTTCGACGTGAACGTCGATGTCGGCCCGTCCAGCACCAGCAAGCGCGCGGCCACTGTGCGCGCACTCACCGGCATGATGGCCATCACCGACGACCAGCAGACCAAGCAGGTGCTGCAGGCGATGGCCATGATGAACATGGAGGGCGAAGGCATCGGAGAGGTGCGCGACTTCTTCCGCAAGCAGCTCGTGCGCATGGGCGTGGTCAAGCCCACCGAGCAGGAGCAGGAAGAGATGATGGTCGAGCTGCAAGGCCAGCCCGAAGACCCGAACAAGATATTCCTGCAGGCCGCGGCCGAGGAGGCCATTGCCAAGGCGGCCAAGGCGCGTGCCGATACCGTCAAGACGGTGGCCGACGCCGGCCTGTCGCGCGCACGCACGGCCGAGACACTGGCCAAGACTGGCGTGCAGGAACAGAACATGGCGCTCACAGCCTTGGAAGCAACTCAGCAGGCCGTCATGGGCCAGGAGGTGCAGCCCGTTGTCAGATGAGTGGCAATGGGTGAAAATGTGGGAAACGGCAACCACCCAGCCGTTCAAATTGGGTGAGTTTGATGGGGTCAACGATGAATTTAAAGGCAGAAGCAGGAGAAAACGACAACGGCGGCGAGGCCGCGGTGCTGGATGACGAGCAGCAACCTGTTGAGATTGAAGTCAGCGAGGACGATTCCGCTGATGGCCAACAGGACGCAGGTTCCGATGACGAGCACGCGGAGGAGTCAGACGAAGTTGTGGTCTCCATAGGTGAGGAGTCGCCACCCACCGAAGAGGAAGTTCGCGCACCTGAATGGGTTCGAGAGCTACGCAAGGCCAACAGGGAAAAAGAGCGCCGGATTCGTGAACTTGAAGCAAAGCTCGCAACCTCTGCACCTGAGAACAAGCCAGTGCAGTTGGGACCGAAGCCAAAGCTGGAGGACCACGACTACGATGCGGAGAGATTCGAGCAGGCATTGGACGCCTGGCATGAGCGCAAGCGGCAGCATGACTTCATGGTCGAACAGGCCAGGCAGGCAGAGCAGCAGCAGCATCAGGCCTGGCAGGCCAAGCTGGAGGGCTACAGCAAGGCCAAGGCCGAGCTGAAGGTCCGAGACTATGAGGACGCCGAGGCGATTGCCCAGGAGGTCTTCAGCGTCACCCAGCAAGGCGTGATCCTGCAAGGAGCTGAAAACCCTGCGCTGGTGGTGTATGCACTCGGAAAGAACCCAAAGAAGGCGGCCGACCTCGCAAAGATTACCGACCCCGTGAAGTTTGCTTTTGCGGTGGCAAGACTGGAGAAAGAATTGAAAGTCACAAATCGCAGAGCAGCACCCGCGCCTGAGCGCATCGTCCAGGGAACTGGCCGAGCATCTGGCACGGTGGACTCAACCCTTGAACGGCTGCGCGCCGAAGCTGAGAAGACTGGAAACTACACCAAGGTGCTCCAGTACAAACGGCAGAAGCAAGCAGCATCCAGAAACTGATTTTTGAAATAGGAGCCAATCATGGCGAATAGTTTTTCCAAAGAAGAGCGTGTTGCGTTCGAGAACCTCCTCGAAGGCTTTCACGATGCCCTGGTGCTCTCGCGCAACGTGAGCATCTACAACACCGACCAGACGATGATGGCTCGTACCAACGACATCATCTGGCGTCCCCAGCCCTACATCGCGCAGTCGATCTCCTCGACTCCCGGTGTGGCCATCCCTGGCTACCAGGACATGACGCAGTTGGCTGTTCCGGCCACCATCGGCTTCAGCCGCACGGTGCCCTGGACCATGACTGCGCTTGACCTGCGTGATGCACTGCAGGAAGGCCGTCTGGGCGAGGCTGCCAAGCAGAAGCTGGCCTCGGACATCAACCTGGCGATCATGAACGCTGCTGCGAACCTCGGCTCGCTGGTGGTGGACGTTGGCGCTCCTGCTGGCACCTATGATGATGTGGCCCTGTGCGACAGCATCATGAACGAGCAGGGCGTGGCCAACTATGACCGCTACCTGGCGCTGTCCAGCCGCGACTACAACGGCCTGGCTGGCAACATCGCTACCGGCGCGACTGGTACCGCAGCTCGTTCGTTCAACGGCAACAAGTCGAACAGCGCCTTCGAGCGCTCGTTCGTCGGCATGGTCGCTGGCTTCGAGACGTTCAAGTTCGACTACGCCAACCGTCTGGTCGGCGCTGCTCCTGCAGCTCCTGTCACCATCGACACCCAGGCCGCGGCGAACAACTACTACGTCCCGCAAGCCACCTCGACCGCCATCTCTGGCGAGACCCAGAACGTGGACAACCGCTTCCAGACCATCACCGTCAACGCGACGGCTGGTGTTGTGGCCGGCGATGCGTTCACCATCGATGGCGTCGAGGCCGTGCATCACATCACCAAGCAAGGTACTGGCCAGCCCAAGACCTTCCGCGTGGTGAGCGTGCCTGCCGGTGGTACCGACCTGGTCATCACCCCGCCGATCATCTCGGCTCAGGGTGGCTCTGATGCTGAACTCCAGTATCAGAACGTGATCGTGACCCCGAACGCTGCTGCTGCAATCACCTTCCTGAACGTGAACACGGCTGCCGTGAACGTGTTCTGGCAGCGTGATGCGCTTGAGCTGCTGCCTGGCCGCTACGCTGTTCCGTCTGACGCTGGTACCGCAGTGATGCGCGCTACCACCGACAACAACATCGAAGTGGTGATGCAGAAGTTCTACGACATCGACAGCATGACGATCAAGTATCGTCTGGACACGCTGTTCGGTGTGGTGAACAAGCAGCCCGAGATGTCCGGCATCTTGTTGTTCAACCAGTAAGCTGACGGCAAGAGTGGGGGGACTTCGGTCCCCCCATTGCCAAGGAGATCACCATGCCATTGACCAAGGGTTATTCGCAGAAGTCCATCAGCAAGAACATCTCCAAGGAGATGAAGAAGGGCATGCCGCAGAAGCAGGCTGTCGCTGTGGCGCTGTCCACTGCGCGCACGGCTGCCAAGGCTGCAGGCAAGCCTAGCAAAGCACCGAAGAAGGCCAAGAAGTGAAGGCCGGCCTCTACGCCAACATCCACGCCAAGCGCGAGCGCATCGAGCGCCAGAAGGCTGCAGGCAAGACGCCTGAGCGCATGCGCAAACCTGGAACCAAGGGCGCGCCAACTGAGGCCGCATTCAAGGCCGCGGCCAAGACCGCCAAGAAACCGAAGGCCAAGAAATGACCACGTTCCCCTGCCTCGTCTATCGCGCGCCTGGCTCGATCCAGCGCGCACGCTATTCCTATGACGCCATGCCGATGCATGGCCAGGCGCAACTGGATGCCAAGCTGGCAGCCGGCTGGCACATGACGCTGGAGGCGGCCATTGAGGCAGCAGGACCGCTGGCAGCGCGCCATCTGATGGGGCGCAAGTCCAAGAACCCCAGGCGCACGCCTGTGAAGCAGAAACCGCCTGTTGAACGGCGCGCATCGATGGTCAAGGCTGCCAAAAAGCAAAAGCCTGCGCCAGCCCCAGCACCTGCGCTTGCTGAACCTGTTGTCGATGACAACGCACCTCCGACTCGTGCAGAGCTGGAGGCCAAAGCCACCGAGCTGGCGATACCATTCAACAAGCGCACGTCCGACAAGAAGCTGGCCAGCCTGATCGAGACGGCGCTGTCGCAGCAGACATCAGGAGAGTGACATGGGATACAGCAAGCGCCAGTTCGTCTATGCAGCCTTCGAGGAGATCGGCCTTGCGTCCTACGTCTTCGACCTGCAGCCGGAGCAGCTTGAGTCGGCCAGGCGTCGACTGGACGCCATGATGGCCGACTGGAACGGCAAGGGCATCCGGCTCGGCTACCCCATCCCGTCCAGCCCCCAGGATGGCAGCATCGATGAGCAGACCAACGTGCCGGACTCGGCCTATGAGACCATCATCTGCAACCTGGGCATCCGGCTGGCTCCGAGCTACGGCAAGCAGGTCATGAACGAGACCAAGGCCACGGCCAAACAGGGCTACGACACGCTGCTGCAGCGCGCCACTGCCCCGCTGGAGCAGCAATTCCCGAACACGATGCCATCCGGTGCCGGCAACAAGCCCTGGCGCGTGTACGACAACCCGTTCCTGAGTCAGCCGGTCGATCCGGTCACTGCAGGCCCGGACGGCCCCATCGAGTACAACTGAGGAACACACCATGCCGCAAATCTACCAACTCCCTCTGCTGGCCCAGGTATCGCCTGGTGACCAGGTTCCGATCTACAGCCCGAACAACGGAGATGCACGGCGTCTGCCGATCAGTGCGCTGCTGGCCTACTTCCAGCAGACCTTTGCCAGCCCCACGCTGGCCACCAACGTCTACACGCCTGGCACTGGCTTCAATCTGGCCGTGCCCACGCCTGTGGCACAGCAGCAGTGGATGCTGATTCAGCCGGCCGGCACTCTGGCCACCGGCACGGTGACACTGCCACTGAACACCGGGACGCCTGACGGCACCGAAGTGCTGATCACCACCACGCAGCAGATCACGGCTTTCACGCTGGCGCTCAACGGAGCAGCAGCGGCCTATGGCGACCCGACCACGCTGGCAGCCGAGGACTTTTTCCGCATGCGTTTCGTGCAGGCCACCAACTCCTGGTATCGGATTGCCTGATCATGGCGGCCAAGAAAGACCCACGGCTGGAGCGCGTAGGCGTCGAGGGCTTCAACAAGCCCAAGCGCACGCCTGGGCATCCGACCAAGTCGCATGTCGTGGTGGCCAAATCTGGCGACCAGGTCAAGACGATCAGGTTCGGCCAGCAGGGCGTCTCTGGCAGCCCCAAAAGGGAAGGCGAGTCCAAGGCAGACAAGGCCAGGCGCGAGTCGTTCAAGGCCAGGCATGCCGGCAACATCGCCAAGGGCAAGATGAGTGCTGCCTACTGGGCAGACAAGGTGAAGTGGTGAGGCCATGCAGATACCAATCCTGAACGGCATCTACACCGACAACGGCCCGGACTTCCGCACGTCCTACCCGGTCAACATGGTGCCGGTGCCCAAAAACAGCGGCATCAGCTCCGGTTTCCTGCGGCCTGGCGACGGCATCGTGGCCAACGGCAGCGGCCCTGGCATCGACCGCGGCGGCATCAACTGGAATGGCACCTGCTACCGAGTCATGGGCACCAAGCTCGTGACTGTGGCCAGCAATGGCGTGGTGACTGTGCTGGGAGATGTCGGAGGCCCGGTCAACACGCTGGTGACGATGGACTACAGCTTCGACGTGCTTGCCATCGCGTCAGGCGGCCGTCTGTACTACTGGATTCCTGTCAACACGCCTGCAACATCAACATGGAATCCTGTGGCACCTGCATTGGTGCAGGTGACTGATCCTGATCTTGGCGTGGTGCTGGACTTCTGCTGGGTGGATGGCTACTTCATGACCACCGATGGTGCCAACCTGGTGGTGACTGAGTTGTCAAACCCGACACAAGTCAACCCGCTGAAATACGGCAGCTCCGAGGTCGACCCCGATCCAGTGGTGGCACTGCTCAAGCTGCGCAACGAGGTCTATGCACTGAACCGCAACACCATCGAGGTGTTTGACAACGTGGGCGGCGAGTTCTTCCCGTTCCAGCGAATCGATGGCGCACAGATTCAGAAGGGCGTCATCGGCACGTTCGGCTGCTGTGTTTTCATGGAGCAGGTTGCCTTCCTGGGCAGCGGACGCAACGAGGCACCAGGCATCTACATGGGAGCCAACGCCACGGCCACCAAGATCAGCACGCAGGAGGTCGACGAAATTCTGCTGCAGTACACCGAAGCGCAGCTCACGCAAGTCAAGCTGGAGGCGCGCAATGACAAAGCGCATCAGCACCTCTACATCCACCTGCCGGACCGCACGATGGTCTATGACGCGGCGGCCAGCGAGGCACTGGGTGAGTTGGTCTGGTTCACGCTGACGACTGCGGTGGCCGGCTTCAGCCAGTACCGTGCGCGCAACCTGGTCTGGGCCTATGACAAGTGGTTGGTCGGTGACCCGCAATCTCTGGCCATCGGCTACCTGGTCGACACCATCGGCACGCATTGGGGTCAGAAGGTGCGCTGGGAGTTCGGCACGCTGATCGCTTACAACGAAGGCAACGGCGCGCTGTTCCACGAGCTGGAGCTGGTCAGTTTGACCGGCCGTGTGGCGCTTGGCGTCGATCCGATCATCACCACCAGCTACAGCCTGGACGGTCAATCCTGGAGCCAGGACCGGCCACTGCGTGCTGGCACCACCGGCAACACCAAGAAGCGCCTGGCATGGTTCCAGCAGGGCAGCATGCGCAACTGGCGCATCCAGCGCTTCCGCGGTGACAGCGATGCGCATCTGGCCTTTGCACGGCTTGAGGCGCAGATTGAAGGGTTGCTGTACTGATGGCCGTCAATCCACGCATTCCTCCACTCGGCCTGACCCGAGATCAGCTCGCCACGTTCCTGAAGGATCACGAGCAGATCAAGCAGTTCGAGAACCTGTTCGCGGTGGCTGCTTCCATTGCGCCAGATGAGGTGCAGGCCGTCAACATATTGGCTGGCAATGCCGATGCCAAGGCTGTGCAAGCACTCGGCCAGATCGCTGCACTGGCGCAAGAGGTGGCTGTCTGCTGCTCGATCAGCGACATCAAGGGCACGCAGGCTCTGGATCAGATCGCCATGCTGGCGCAAGAAACTGCAGTCAGCATTGCGTCAGCAGAGAACAAGTCCAACCAGGCAATGGCTCTGATGTCCAGGCTGGCTGAGGCTGTCGAAGGTCTGCAGATGCTGCCACCCAAGCGCGAGTTCAAGCGCAGCAGGTATGGTTCGTTCTACGACACCACCACGCAGACAGCCACGGCCATCAACACGGCCAAAGCCATCACCTTTAACACCACAGACATCACTCACGGCGTCTACCTTGGAACGCCAACATCTCGCATCTACGTCGACACCGAAGGCATCTACAACTTTCAAATTTCTGTCCAGCTCGACTCCACAGTCGCAACGGCTGAAGAGTTCTATCTGTGGTTCAGACTCAATGGAGTTGATGTCACATATTCGGCCAGCCAGGTTCGCATTCAAGGAAACAATGCCGAGGTGTTTGTGTCGCTGAATTTCTTCTTCAATTTGAAGGCCGGAGACTACGTCGAGATCATGTTCAGCGTGAGTAATCTCGGCGTGCAGTTGCTGGCCTCTGGCCCTGTGGCACCACATCCAGGCATCCCGTCCATCATTCTTACTGTTGCAAACAACATCGGAGGTATCCAATGACCGTCATCGTAAAAACCCTTGTGCCTCCCAAGCAGATGGAGGCTGTCCAGACCACTCAATACACGGCCACGGCTGCCAAAGCGCTGATCGACAAGGCCACAGTCACAAACACTGACACGGTAAACCGCACGTTCAGCGTGAACCTGGTGCAGGTTGGTGGTGCGGCTGGCAATGCCAACCTGATCATCGACGACCGTTCGGTGGTGCCTGGCGAGACCTATCTGTGTCCAGAGCTGGTCGGCCAAGAGCTTGACCCTGGGGCATTCATCAGCACCATCGCCAGCAATGCCACAGCACTCACGCTGCGCATCTCCGGCCGCGAGATCACCTGAAGGAGTTAAAGATGGAAGACGCAAAAATGCCCAAGATGATGCTGGCCGGATTCGGCGGCATCCCATACGAGGAGCCATTCATCACGGCGGCCGAGAACCGCAAGAACACCCAAGTGGTAATCGACGACTGGATGCTTGGACCTGAAAAGCCCAGCAACGAGCGCGGAGCCAACAAGCCCTACTGGATGGCACTGGCCAAGGCCATGCAGGTCTATGAGGCTGAGGCCAGGCGTCGGCGCTGCTCCAACTGCGAGTATTACGACAACTCGGTCATGACTCAGGTGAAGATGGACAAGATTCCCTGGAACCAGTGGGACGTGGAGGCAGGCTTCCGCGGCTACTGCAACAAGTTCGACTTCATCTGCCACGATCTGCGCTCCTGCCAGGCCTGGGAAGAGCGAGAGTTCGAGGAAGATTGACCAAATGGCAGATTGTGGGAAAATGAGGGCGCTGAGTCTATCGGGCCACCAGCAGCTCATCCAACCATTGGAGGGTTGCGCGCATGGGAAGTTCTGAGTGGCTCAAAAAGAACCTGCAAAGGGTTCTGGCGCTTCCTGCGCCGGCCACTGAGTGGCTGATGATGCTCTGGGGTGCCATCCAGGTCTTTGATGACGTGGCTGATGGCGATCCTGTCGAGCGCGAAGACCTCAACGCAGCCATCTGGAACACACTGGTCGGCATGAACCAGAACAGCTTCTGGGCTGCCAATTCCATTACCCTTGCGCCTGTTGTGGCGACCATGATCCTGAAGTGGCAAGGCTCTGACCGAGCCGAGCGCGCAGGCAATGCTGATGCGCGCTCCTATGTCTGGCGCGCTGGCTACTACGATGTGGTCATGATGGTGGTGGCGCTGTGCCACGGCACCAAGTACGCCACAGACAATGCCCACCTGGTCATGGCGCTGTACGGTGAAACACTCGAAGACTACATGAAGGAGTTCGGCCATGCCTGATCCAGTAACCGCATTGGTCGTCGGCGGCACGCAAGTCGTCGGCGGCATCATGCAAAGCAATGCGGCCAGCGATGCTGCTGGCGCACAAGTCGCAGCCAGCGAAGCTGGCATTGCAGAACAGCGTCGACAATTCGATGCTGTCCAAGAGATTCTCAAGCCCTACGTCACGGCTGGCACAGGTGCCATCACTGGTCTGCAGCCCTACGCAGCGGCCGGCGCACCTGCGCTAGAGCAGCAGCAGGCACTGCTCGGCTTGCGTGGCCCAGAGGCCCAGCAAGCTGCCATCGCAGGCATCGAGAGTGGTGCTGGCTACCAGGCGCAAGTGCGCGCTGGTGAAGAAGCGCTTTTGCAGCGTGCATCGGCAACTGGCGGCCTGCGCGGCGGCAACATCCAGGCGGCGCTGGCTCAATTCCGGCCTCAGATGCTGCAGGCTGAAATCGAGAAGCAGTACGGCCGTCTCGGCGGCCTGACTGCACTTGGCCAGACAACCTCTCAGAATCTGGCCCAGCTTGGCCAAGCATCGGCTGCTGGAACGGCCACGGCCGGCCTGCGCACTGGCGCAGACATCGCCAACCTGATGGGGCAACAGGGCGCTGCACGAGCTGGCGCAGAGCTGGCGCAGGGTCAGGCTTTTGCCAACGTACTTAACCTGCCGGCCCAGTTCCTGGGCATGCAGTACGGTGCCAAAGTCGGCACGCCAGGCTTCGGCAACATCTTCAGCGACATCCGGCTGAAGAAGAACATCACGCGCGTGGGCACCAGGCTGGACGGCTTGGGCGTCTACGAGTTCGAGTACGTCTGGGGTGGCGGCCGGCAGGTCGGCCTGATGGCGCAGGAAGTGCTGGGCGTCTATCCTGACGCTGTGGGCGAGTCCGGTGGATACCTCACTGTCGACTACAGCAAGGTATAAAGGAGCCACACATGGTCCAGCCAATCAACTATCAACTGAACGTCCAAAGCCCGTTTGAGGCGGCACTGTCCGGCTTCAAGATCGGTGCCACCATCGCTGACATCTCTGCGCAGCGCCAGGCGCAGGAAGCTGATCTGCAGCGCAAACAGGCGCTTCAGACGCAAGTCCAGGCTCTGATTCAGAACCCGAACCCGAGCGCGCGCGACTTCACCAACGTGGCCATGCTGCTGCCTAAGAACGAGGCAGACAGCATGCGCGCCAACTGGGAGACGCTGTCCAAGGATCGCCAAGAGAACGAGCTGCGCTTCAATGGCCAGGTCATGTCGGCCTTCAGCGCAAACCAGCCACAGATCGGCATCCAGCTTTTGAAAGAGCGCGCCACGGCAGAGCGCAATGCAGGCCGCGAGCAGCAGGCCAAAGCCTACGAGACTTTTGCGCAGATAGCCGAGGTCAGCCCACAGAGCGCACAGAAAACCATCGGCATCATGATGGCTGGCTTGCCTGGCGGCGATAAGGTGCTGACCTCGTCCATCCAGGCACTGAAGGCACCAGCCGAGGTGCGTGCTGGCGAGGCCGGCGCGACGAAGGAAGAGCTGATCACGGCCAACACACCGACACGCCTGGCGCTGGAAAACACGCAGACCGCGGCCAACATCCGCAACCTGGACAGCCAGATTGCAGACCGTTCTGGCCGGCTGGTGCTTGATCAAAATCGCTTGCGATTGGATCGCGACCGCCTGCAGTCTGACGTAGAGCTGAAACTTTTCGAGCTGAACCAAAAAGGCACTCAGCTTGATCCGAGCGCGACCAAGATTGTCAATGAATCAGCGGTGGCTGCAGTGGCTGGAGAGCAGTCTGCAGGCCGCATGCTGGACTTGGCAGCGAGGCTGGAGCAGCAGGGTGGCGGCTATGGTGCAGCCAGCGGCATCAATGCCTGGCTGCGCAACGCTACCGGCAACCAAGACGCCTGGACGCAAACTCGTCAGGAATATGTCAGGCTGCGCAACACGCAGGCCATCAAGTCGCTGCCTCCTGGTCCGGCCACTGACCGCGACATCGAGGCAGCGACTTGATGGCCTGC